TTATCGCTCATGCGTTGGATTCTCCTTCTTTTTGTTATTTGCGGGGATGCTGGGGGATAGATCCGTTTCCACGTATTCGCTGATGATTCTCAGCGCTTCTTCATAGCTGTGACAGTCGCCGCCCATAATACGGTTTTGCATCTCCTTGGCCTCATCTGCCATGCCGTTTTGCCGCAGCGTTCGGCTGGCGAGGCCCATGAGATTAAAAATGTTGCCGTTCTGCCCGATGAGAGGGCAGGACGGCTTTTGACGTTCCTGATCCAATGTCTTATCGCTCCTTTCTGCCGGAGCGCCGGGGCGGCGTCCGGCCAATGGCCTTCTGATCCGTCATCACGGGAATGCCCAAATCGCCGGCGCGGTGGATATGCTTCCACATGTCATCTGTCCAGATTGGTCCGTAGACATTGAGCTGCTGGCAGGACTCCAAAAGCCGCAGGGACATCTCCTTGACTTTTTTGTCCTGTTCCGGGTGTTTTGGGTCCGTGATGGGCGGAAACAGCAGATGCGGGCAGATGGGAATATCGCCGTCTGCGAACACCTCCTGTGCCTTCTGACGGGCGAATTCAATGTTCTTTTTGATATCGCCCTCCAGCGGCGCACAGATAAACACCAGCTTCGGGCCGTCCTGCGCCCATTCCGGCGTTCGCTCCCGAAACATGGACAGATACTGCCCAATGGCCTGACGCAGCGAGTCGTAATCCGCAGCGCTTGGATGATAGACATACCAGTCTACATCGCCATGATCATCCCACAGGTGGGGCATGACGCCACTGCGGAAGTTTGGGTTGCTGGGGACAGACTTCTTGCCCCACACGTCCTTGAACTGCAGTAACGTTCGGTCTACCACGCCCTCCTTGCGGTTTAGAACCGTGAGGCGGATGGCGTCGTATTGATCGGCAACATGGGCAGAGAAGAATTCCGCCCGCACGCGCAGATCCTTACCAAGTTCGCCTACGCAGACACGACCGGAGTATTGCGGACAATCCATAAGGTCACTGCCATCGAACAGCTTTCTGAGTTCCTGTTCATAACGCGTCATCGTTCCATCCCTCGCTTCTTCGGCTTTTTGCTTGGGGAGACTGCTCCTGCTGGGGCTTGAGGATGTCCTTATCCTTACTGCGCAGGACGCGACGGCCGCTGTCGGAAATGTGGACCGTAATATCCTTCAAGTCGTTGGAGATCTCTTCGTGGGGCAGAACAATAATGGAACCGCTGAAGCGCAAACAGCCGCGCACGGTCCCGAATACCTGACAATGCCCGGAGAGGAGCGGTCCTTCCGCACGGTCAGCACCGCAAAGGAGCTGCGCACAGCCGGATGCGCGGGTACGGCCATACATCAATGCGCCTCTCAGATATGCGTCATCTTCCACGCGGGCGGAACCATACAGAGCGGAGCCATAGGACACATAGGCTCTGTCACAGGCAATGGCGTCATTCATCAGAATTGAGTCCTGGTCCACATAGGCGCTGCCGCAGGCGATCGCGTCATTGAAGATCCAGGCAGCGTCATCCGGGTCAACAGCCAAATTGCTTTCACTTTCCACGAAGCCGCCCAGGTCTCCAGCCTTTGCCCAATCGCCAATGTCCTGCAAAGCACGAATGCGGTGGAGGAAGGGATAGGTCTTGTGGGCGATGTCAGTGATCTCATATTTTGAATTGCTCATTTTTCATTTCTCCTTTACGCTGCCATTTCGAAGGCATTCTTCTGCGTGCCCTCTGCGCGGAACCGGGCATCAATGTCCGAAAAGGTTTCCGCACGGTTGAATTTCTCAGACACCTTTCCGGGGAGCGCCTGCAGCTCCAGCATTCTTGCCCAGAGATCTGGATGGTGGTCATAGAGGTGTCGCAATTCCTTCTTCTTGGCATTGGGACAGAACCAGCAGCCACCGCGATTGGTAAACTCATAGACAGGCGACAGCAGCCCCGCCTTACGGCAGAGCTGCTTGGCATCATCTTCCGTATAGAGGTACTTTTCCAAAAGGGACACCTGCGGTCCGGTCAGGCGCAGCAGGCGTTCCTGCTCATCTCGGGCGATGCCGATGTAATGCACCGTATCATGCGGCAGTGTTTTCTGGTACTGGCGGATGGGGCGGATCTTGCAGTCCCGCTGAACATAGCACTTTCCGCAGATAGGAAATGAGCGCAGCTTTCCTTTCTTCGGCCCGCGGGTGACCTGTCCGGTAAACAGGTCCACATAGGTCTTGTTCGAGCGAAGCACACGGATCGGTACACCCATCTGCTCCAGTCGCGGGAGAGCGGTGTTGTAGATAAAGTCCCGATGCTCCGGCACCTCGCCTGAAATGGTTTTGTCGAACATCACTTCGCAGTAGACCGCCTCATCCAGAGGCTCTCCATGCTCCAACGCCAATAAGATCGTGGCAAGAGAGTCCTTGCCAAAGGAACAGGATGCAATGTGCTTCAACGCTGCGACACCCCAGCTTCCTTGGCGCGGCAGGCACATTCCAGAGGTTCTGCCATGTTTGTCTGTTCCCACGGGGCCTGCTCATGGGTGAAGTGGCCATAGTTGCAGAATTGGCGGAAGATGGGCTTGTCCAGCCCAAATGTTCGGATTATGCCGTCCGGCGTCAGGTCGAACAGGATGAGAATCGCCTGCTTCAGCGCATCGTCGGTAAACTTGCCGGTGCCGTGAGTGTTCACCTCCAACATGACAGGCTGTGCCTTGCCGATGGCATAAGCCAAGCTGACGGTGCATTCTTTGGCGATCCCTGCGGCTACGACATTCTTGGCGATGTAGCGGGCCATGTAGGCGCCGCTGCGGTCTACCTTGGTACCGTCCTTGCCAGACAGCGCACCGCCGCCATGGGGCGCGAGACCACCGTAGGTATCCACCATGAGCTTGCGCCCCGTGAGGCCGGTGTCTGCTTCAAAGCCGCCCTCCACAAATCTGCCGGATGGATTGATGAGGATCTCCGTGTGCTCATCCGGAGGAAGCTCTCGCAGCGCGGGCAGGATGACGTACTGCATCAGGTCGCGGCGCAGGGCGTCGAGATCGGCGTCCTCTTCGTGCTGGCAGGACAGCACGACTGCGACGATGTGCTTGGGGAGTCCGTGCTCGTATTCCACTGACACCTGGGATTTGCCGTCCGGGCGAAGCTCCGGCACGATCCCCAGTACACGCACATGAGACAGCATGCGTGTCAGGCGGTGGGCAAACACGACAGGGAGGGGCAGAAACTCCGGTGTTTCATCGCAGGCATAGCCATACACAATGCCCTGATCGCCCGCACCGGTATCCTGTTTGCCCTTGACAGCCCCTGCGATGTCGGGACTCTGCTCATGGGTGATGACTTCGACCTCGTAGTCGCTGTCGCCATATCCGGCTCGCTGCACGGTCTTGCAGATGATGGCGGGGATGTCCGGGAGCTGGGAAGCCGTGATCTCACCGGCCACGATGATCTTGCCCGCGGTGGCCATGACCTCGCAGGCCACGCGGGCCGTGGGATCGTGCTTCAGGCAGGCGTCCACCACGGCGTCCGCAATGGTATCGCAGAGTTTGTCCGGGTGGCCTTCGGTGACAGACTCGGCAGTCAAAATATAGTTATCTTTCATTTTCGTGTTTCTCCGTCTTGGGATGATTTTTGTGAGGCTCGGGCCGTATAGGAACCGAGAACACCATTTCATTGGTGTACTTCTTCTGGTACTTTTCGATCTGCTGCTCCGTCAGGGAGATAAAATCTTCGCGCCCGACTCCGGCCATGAAAAAAGTGCCGCAGACAATGTCATACGGCACTCCGTGGTCATCGGTCAGGGCACGGTTCATAGGAAGACCCAGCAGCTTTCCTTCGTCGTTGCAGACAATGCAAACGGGTTCATCGAAGGCATAAACGGCCTGAATCGTGCCGCCTACGATCTTCTGCATGGATTCGAGGCTCCCGTCGATCTCCTGCACAGTGGGCGGAGTCATCGGCTCCACCACGAGGATTTTGAGTGTTTCTTTGCTGATAAGATTCCCTCCTTTATAAAATAAGCGGCAGCAGCAGTCTGAGACTGCCGCTGCCGGTATGGTGGTTAGTTTTTTGTTTTCAATGCCAGTGTCTGCGTTTTCAGCAGTGCGTTTTCGAGCGCGCGCTGGTCCTCGTAGTCCTGCCACCAGTGCGGGCGGAGAAAACTCAGTGCCTTGGTGGCCCAGATATAATCATCCCGCCCCAGAGACTCTTGCACGAGTCCAAGTCGGAACTTTTCGTATTTCTCCCGCACTGCTGCATCCACGCTGTCCCGTTCCAGATACCCATCCAGAAACCCACAGAGAACAGCCGCTTCCTCTGTCGTATAAAACACTCTCCCAGCACTCCTTTCACACAAACAGGCATCATTGTAGCATGGAGTGCCGGTTTTGGGAAGCGGCGGTTTCCACAAGATTCCACCGCAAAATTCGGCACAAACGCTTGTTCGATTCCACGCGGCGTGGTATACTGATCGTCAGAAGCAAGGAGGAGGTGCGCCGGATGTCCGAGAGGCAGAGAACATGCATTGCCATTGATCTAAAGTCGTATTACGCGTCCGTGGAGTGCATGGCGCGCGGCCTTGACCCTATGACAACAAACCTTGTGGTGGCAGATATCAGCCGCACCGAGAAGACGATATGCCTTGCAGTCTCTCCTTCTTTGAAAGCCTATGGTATACTCGGCAGAGCCCGTCTTTTTGAAGTGGTACAGCGGGTCAGAGAAGTCAATGCGGAGCGGCAGCGCCATGCTCCCGGAAGACAATTTACAGGCAAAAGCACAGATGCCATGGATCTGAAAGCGGACCCGGCTTTGGCTGTTGACTATGTCGTAGCACCGCCCCGGATGGCAAAGTATATCGAGATCAGCACCCAGATCTACAATGTCTACCTCAAATACATCGCCCCGGAGGACATCCATGTCTACTCCATCGATGAGGTGATGATCGACGCCACCAGTTATCTTGGGACGTATCACATGACGGCGCTGGAACTGGCTCGAACCATGATCCTTGATGTGCTGCGCACAACGGGGATCACCGCGACCGCGGGGATCGGCACAAACCTTTATCTTTGCAAGGTCGCTATGGACATCATGGCCAAACACGTCGCGCCGGATGAGAGCAGCGTCCGGATCGCGGAGCTGGATGAAATGAGTTATCGCAGACAGCTTTGGACGCACCGCCCCCTGACCGACTTCTGGCGTGTCGGAAAGGGCTATGCAAAGAAACTCGAAGCCATCGGTATCTACACCATGGGCGATGTCGCACGCTGCTCCATCGGGAAGGCCGGGGACTATTATAACGAGGCGCTGCTCTATAAGCTCTTCGGCATCAATGCAGAGCTGTTGATCGACCACGCCTGGGGCTGGGAGCCATGCCGGATCTCCGACGTGAAAGCCTATAAGCCGGAGACAAACTGCATCAGCTCCGGACAGGTCCTTCAATGCCCTTATGACTACGACAAAGCACGGCGCGTCGTGCGGGAGATGGCGGAGGCTATCGCGCTGGATCTTTTAGAAAAGCAACTGGTGACAGACCAAGTGACGCTGACTGTTGGGTACGATATTGAAAACGTGGCATCCTCGAACTTCCGTGGGGAAACGGTAACAGACCCTTACGGAAGGAAGATCCCAAAACATGCCCATGGAACAGCCAACCTGCCGAGAAAGACATCCTCTGTCCGCTGCATTACCGATGCGGTACTCAGCGTTTATGACAGTAAGGTCGATCCGAAGCTGACGATCCGACGCCTGACGATAACCGCCAATCGGCTCGTGGGAGAGGATGCGGTACAGGCCGAAACGGAAGCACCTGCGCAGTTCAGCCTGTTCGACGATGTTGCTGAACAGGAAAGGCAGGCGGAGGAAGAAAAGATGAGACTCGAGCGCGAGAGAAAACTTCAGGAGGCCATGCTGGGCATCAAGCAGAAATTCGGGAAGAACGCGATCCTCTCCGGCGGCAGCTACATGGAAGGAGCCACAGCCAGAGAGCGGAACGGCCAGATCGGAGGGCACAAAGCGTGAACAGAAATTATGACGATATCATCGGACTGCCGCACCCGGAGCCGCAGACGCATCCGCGGATGTCGCTCCATGATCGGGCTGCGCAGTTTTCTCCTTTTGCAGCCCTTACCGGCCACAGTGCTGCCATAGCGGAGACAGGAAGACTCACGGACAGCCGCGTGATTCTGGACGAGTACGAGATGGCTCGTGTCGATGATGCACTCCAAAAACTTCAGGAGCTGCTGCCCCAGAAGCCTGTGGCATCCATTACCTACTTTGTGCCGGATGAGCGAAAGGCAGGCGGGGCATATCAGACGATAACTGGCACCGTGAAGCGGATCGATGCTGTCAACGGAGTCCTCCTGCTGACAGACCAGCGAACCATCCCGATCACGGATATTTTTGATGTATCAATCGAACCGTAATAAATCAGTGACGAACATATTTTTGCAGGCGCCGTCTTGGAAGCAATAAGACGGTGCCTTTTTCGTTTGTCTTGATCCGAAACAATCTGTATGGATGCGACACGACAGCTGCCGCACCCTTGTCAGCGCTCCTGCCCTTTCGGTTTTACTTTATTCCTCTTTTGGGGCCTATCTACTTTGCCGCTCCACACCTCGTCGATGGTTCTATTCCACGCTTCCTCCAGCGATTCCACTGACAAGCCGTTGGCCTCGAAGCCTTGTTGGATCGCGCGATAATAGTATGGGGACGGCAATGCAGGCTGGCGGCACATTGGTTCTGCCATGATGTAGGCCATGACGGAAACGGCTGCGCCATCTGCGGTCCGCACAGATACCTGCTCCTTGGTGTAGTGACGGGGATAGCCTTCGTAGCGGTCCAGCGCCCGTTCAGACTCCGGTGTGAGCTTCCATAGCAGACCGTGGACGACGCTGCCTTTCTTAGGCGTGACAGTGGCAAAGCCACTGCCGCGAAAGCGCAGCTCATAGTTTTCCAGCGTCACAGGACCCACGATCTGGGCGTCGGGGCAGCGATGCGCCATCTGTTCTAAATTGATATTGCTGCCGTAAGCAAAATACAGTGTCTCTTCCATATCAGTCCTCCAGCAGAGTGAGTCCGCCAATCTTATCCAAATGGCGAAACATGGCCCGTGCCTGCGCTTCTGTGTCTCCCTCCGGCAGCGGGCAATCCATCCCTGTGGTGCGGATGACATTGCTCTGTAAAAACCAGATATAGCTCTCGATGTCCGGGAACTCTGTTGGATCAAAGGTCTGATCCCGCAGACGGCCCATGATCTCCGTGGCCGTTCCCTCATAGACGGTTTCTTCAATCTGTATCTTCAATGGCTTCACCTCTCCCTTTCTCTGGATTTTTTCTTCTTTTTATTGGCTTCATAAGTATCCTTGTCATAGCGATAAGCCCGATCACCCTCCAGATTGGCCAGCAGATGATTGCGGGTATTCTTGAACTCGTCACCGTTGAGTCCCAGCCGTACCAGCCAGACGCGGAAGGTGAACAGTTCGTTGTCACTATGGGTCTTGCGCATGACCGTGCTGCGCTGGGCGATAGCCTGGGCGGAGATGGCAAGGCACAGATTCACATAGGCAGCAACTTTTCCCGCGTGGAGTGTGGAATTGAAACAGCGCCATTCCACCGTCCCCCGGTAAAAGACCGAATGCAGATTCAGTGCGTAATAGCGGGTCCAGTTATAATGGTCTGCGCTGCCGTTATCTCCCTCATACCAGATATTCTCCAGCTGCGTCAGATCCCTTGTCTCATCCGACGAGAGCCTGCGTGCCTGCTTCAGCATGGGTTCCCGCACCTTCTGACACCAGCGGGATGCCCGGCTTTCATTGACCTGCAGCGCTTTGAACAGGATATCCTCCTTGGAGTACATGATGCCGATGAGGTTTTTCAGACTCTGCCGGTTATGATTGGCTGCGTCCACATGGACATGGATGCCGCAGGAGCTGTTGGCCTTGGCTCCTGCGTGGCGTACCTGCCGGACACACTCCTGCAGCTTGGGCAGTTCCGCATAGGTGAGCTTTGGCGTTACCATCTCCACGCGGTATCTGTAGTCACCTGTTGCACGATAGCCGCTGCCGATCTTCTGCTCCCCGTGGATGCTGGAGTCACTCATGACCGTCCACTCTTTGCCGTCCCGATCCGTCACACACCATTTATCGTAAGCGCCGCCCACATAGCGGGCGTCCGTTGCAAAATACGCGGCCAGCGCTGTTGCCGCCTGCTCACGGGTGATGCCGGTCATTTCAACTTCCACGCCGAAGCACTGATCCTTCAGCCCGATCATGCGGCAGCACCGGCTTTCAGTTCCGCATCCACCTCCCGGATACGGCGCCCGATGGCTTCAATGACATTGGCGGTGACGCTGTTGCCTGCCTGCTTATACGCCTGTGCATCAGACTGGATGGCGAGGATGCGGTCGATCTGCCACTCATCGAAGCCCTGCAGCCGCAGACACTCCCGCGGCATCAGACGCCGGATGCGTCCGCCACGTTCCACGATGCCCTGGATGCAGCTCGTCTCCAATGTGTGTGCGATATCCTGTCCCACACGACCACGGCGGGTATTGCTCCCGGAAAAGCCAAGATCGACACTGTCACCGAGATTCGCCTCTTTATAGCCTTTTTTCGTGGCTTCCTTGATGAGCAGAACGCCGGAACGTTCTGCTCTATGATTAGACAGCGTTGTCTGACCATAACGGGCAGTGAGGCAGCGGGCGGCCTCCGTTTGTCTCGCCTCCCCGGCACATAGATCCACAAAGGGTCTGTCCTGCGGAATGATATACAATCCTGTTTTGCCGCCCACACCTCCAGCGCCGGCAGTCTGCGTGCAGGCTATTCCGTCTGCGTCGTAGACACGGGAGCCTTGCGAGCCTCCGAGGACTTGTATAAGAGCTTTTCCACCTGTGCCGAAGACAGGAAATATTTTTCCGGCGCATCGGGGATCAAGATAGCAGATAAGGAACAGCCGCCTTCTGGATTGCGGGACTCCAAAATGTTTGCTGTTAAGCACCATCCATTCCACGCGGTACCCCAGGTCATTAAGCGTGGCGAGGATGACAGAAAACGTCCGGCCTTTGTCATGCGACAGCAGTCCCGGAACGTTTTCGAGCAGAAGATACGAAGGTCGTTTGGATTGAGCCAATCGGGCAATTTCAAAGAAGAGAGTGCCGCGGGTGTCGTCAAAGCCCCTTCTTCGGCCAGCGATTGAAAATGCCTGACAAGGGAATCCTCCGCACAGAAGGTCGAAGTCCGGCAGATCTGCGGGGTCGATTTTTGTGGCATCGGGATAATATCGTTCCTCCTTTCCCGGCTCATAAATGGCCTCATAGCTGGCATTGGCATATTTGTCGATCTCGCAGTGTCCTACGCACTGGAAACCGCCCGCGCGGGTCAATCCCGTGCGGAAGCCGCCGATGCCGGCGAACATATCAAAATATCGGATCAGGTCATCTCATCTCCTTCCTGCAGGGCAAGCAAAAAGCCGAGGACGCTTTCATCTACATCCCCGGCACTGCCGCTATCCTGCGCTTCTTCTTTGGTAAGCTGCACACCCCGCAGTTCCTGCCGGATGGTCTGACGAACGGCGTCCAGCAGTTCCTGCTGCCCTTTATACTCACAGACCATGCGGCAGACCGCGGCGGTGCGCTGCCCCGCGGGGATCTCCGTCAGCTTCTTCCACGCCCTGCGCTGTATGGGTGAGGACATGGAAAAGGACAGATTGATCCGCTTTTTGTTACTGCTCATCGTTCTTTGTGAGCCGCTCTGCCAGCCGCTCATAGCCTTTGGCGTTGAGGGACACATCGTCAAGGATGACTGGGCGGCAAAGGCCGTCCGCGGCGGATACAGTCCGCTTCAGCAGCGCCGCGCCGCCGCCCAGAAAAACAGCAGGCATGGCGCGGGTATCCAGTCCGCTCTCCGTAATGGCGGAGAGCAGGCGATGGACATAGGCGTCTGCCTGCCGGTCAATAATTTTTCTGGCATCCTCGTTGATATGGACGGCATCGCCGCGCAGCACGCTTTCCATCTGCGCCGCCGTCATAGACAGGCCAAGTGTGCGGCGGATCTGCTCACCGATCTCATCCAGACAGCGGATCATACCAAGTTCCAGACTGCGGCAGGTAGACGCATTGGGGATGCGGTTGTCCAGGCGCATCAGATCCACGGTCCAGCCGCCGATGTCTGCCACGATCACAGAAGGCTCATCCAGCAAGATGCTCTGGGTCAAAACCGCGGCATAGCCCTGCGGGAACAGGGACACCTTGCGGATGGCGATGGAATAGTCCTGTCCTTCATAGCGGAAATTCACAGTTTTCCCATCCCGGAGCAGATAGTCCCGGAATGCGTTTTTCTCCCGTCCAAAGCTGGTGAGAGGCAGCCCTGCCGCCAGATGGATCTCTGCCGCAGGCTCCGCATGACGGAAGGAGAGTTCCTTTGCGATGGCCGCCAGCGTGAGGAGGTAATAATTCTCTGTCTGCGTTTTGTTCTTCTGCAGCGCCTGACGCCCGCTGCCCACCACATAGAATTTTCCGCCGTATTCCAGCACGTCCTTCAGCGTATATGGCTCATGCTCATACGCCACCAGACCGGAGGGGAACGAGAAATGGGCCGTTTTCATAGCGGCATAGCCGTGGTCAACACCGACAATCATGGACTCGCTCATCTTGCCTCACCTCCACGGCTGCGTTTCTTCTTATTTGATGTCTGGCGCCGGTCATAATCCTTTCCGGCATGGATCAGATCCCGGATCTCCTTTAGCTGCAGATTCCAGCGCGTTTGACCGTCCCACTCCGGATGCTTTGCGCAGAGCCGGGGTAGATATTTCTTCAGATCTGCGCCCTCTCTGGGAAACTCGATGCCGTCCTTATAAATAATATCCTGTTCCAGCTTCATCAAAAGTGCTTCATATGCGCTCCAATCTGTCTGATCATAGGCGCTTTTCCCGGTGAGCTGCTCATAGGCATAGTCCCCGACATAGCTCAACTGCTCAAAGCGGCAATCGCCGTAGGGAACGACATCCGCAAGGCTGTCCGGGTCTGCCAGCGCGGCAAAATAGGCCTCGCGCCCCTGTGCGATGAGCCAGGCGCGAAAATCGATAAACCCGTCATCGCTGCAGCCGTATTCCTTCATGATCCCTGCCGCGTCCCACAGGCCGTACTTGTCCGCGAGATCTTCATAGGCGTGGATGATGTCGTGAAAATTCTGTGCCTGCGTGGGGCCCATAGAAACCAGCCGGTCTTTCAGATAGGCCAGCATGGCGTCCATATCCTGCCCGCAGGCGTTTTTTGCCTCATGGATCAGGTCCCAGAAGGATTCTTTGTTGATCTCTGTGATCGGTCCCTTCACATTCTGAATCTCCTTTTCAAGATGATTTTTGATGCGCGCTGCCGCACCTGCGCAGATCTTTTGATAAAACGCGCGATACTCCGGTGTGGTTTTATCCACTTCACCAAGAATCGCCCGCTCATAGGGCGTGCTGGGGACGATCTCCCAGGTAACGGTCCCAAAGTATGCCGCTTCCAGATACCGCAGCAGCGTGTGTCCGTCTGCCAGTTCAAACATTCCCCGGTTATCCTCATAAGGAAATTCTTCATAGACCTTGAGCCCGGTAACTTCTTCCGCGGCGGCATACAGCGAGAAACCGTCTGTGTCCAGCGTTGGCGCAAGCTGCGCGTACTGTTCCTCCGGGGAAAGGTTCTCTTCACGCTGCTCCATCTGACCACTCCTTTCTTATCCAACCCGCGAAACGCTCTAAAAGGTGAACCCGTCCGCGCACCTTCCCGGCAGACACATCCAGCCCATTCATCTGCGCCTGAATGCGGCGCTGGATGGCTTTCAGCTTCTGCGGGTCATTGCAGCAGTCTACGATGACATACTCGCCGCCGCTGGTTGAGAGGACTTCCCGCTTGCCATTCTCATCCCGGATGCCGGACAGAAGCCGCTGTCCCAGCCGTTTCCGGTAGGCGTTCTGGAGTGCGTCCATATCTCCGCAGACATCATGCTTTTTCAAGATTTCCGCGATCTCACAGGAAGTGATCTTCGTCTCGGCAGACAGCTTTTGCAAAATCTCCGCCTGCGCGTCAGGCGGGATTCCGGTCCGGCTGGGCATCGTTTCCCTCACTTTCTGCATCGGCACACCTCCAATCCGCGGGCAGGATCTTCTGCTCAATGATATCCGCAATCGTCCGGAATACCTCCGCCAGCTCGCGGGATTCCTTCACGGTATCCCGCATTTCCTCCGGGGTCATCCGCGTCCCGTCCGTCCAGCAGCGGACATTTTCCTCGGACGGCGTCAGCAGGACGGCTTTTTCATACGCTTTGCAGAAAAGCGCCGCGATTTTTCCTTTCCGGTCGATCTCGGCGTCCTGTTTTTTCAGTTCTTTTTTCGCTTTTTCGTATTCCAGCGCTTCGGCGGCCGCCTGCTCCCGCTGCTCTTCCGGAAGGTTCTGAAGCTGCCGGGTCAGGTCATAGCCCTTGTTGATGGACAGTTCCTTCTTATCCAAAGCCTCCTTGATGACCTCCGGGGCGTTCTCGTCGATCTGCATGACCTTGCCCATCGTGCGTTCGCCCAGACCAACTGCTTCGGCCAGCTCCTTGCGGGTATCTACCGCTTTTTCAACAGAAGGAAGGTTTGGCAATGTTGCCAAACCTTCCTCGGCCTCGCTGGGGCGGAAATTCTGTCCGCCAGCAGCCATGTTGGCTTTGGCCTTGGCTTCAATCTCGGGCTTCAGCTTCAGGGCGATCTTGCCCAGCTCCCACTTTTCCAGATTTCTGCGATTTTTCTGTGTGTCCAGCGCCCACTGCTTGGCTTCCAGCAAATCCTCAAAGGAAAATACCGCCATCGTATAGGGCAGACCATGCTTTTCACACAGTGACTGACGGTTATGCCCATCCACGATCACCATGTCCTCATTGACGATGATGGGGGAGTAACAGCCGTTTCGCAGCAGATCCTCTTCCAGAGCGGCGGACTGCTCCGCGCTCAAAGGCGGGAGCAGTTCGGCCATCTCCGGCAGGATCACAGGGCTGCGTTCTGCACTGGTGTATGTGATCCCGGTGTTTTTCATCAGGCGGCATCCTCACAGACAGACGCAGCATCCACAGCCTGTGCCGCGTCCTCAACCTTGCGGGGAGACAGGAACTCCACATCGCTGGCTTTGATGAGGAAACCGGGCTGGCGCTGGGGATCGTCCGCAAAGGTGATGGTCTCGAAATCGCCGGTGGCTGCCAGCTTGCAGCCCTTCCACGCAAACGCCGCACAGCGCTCCGCCAGAGGGCCGCGCACCTTGATGGAGATATAATCGGTGAGCTTGTTGCCATCCTTATCCTTATAGCGGCGGTCCGAGGCGATGCGCAGGATGGCATAGGGCTTGCCGGTGGCCTCGTTCATTTTCAGTTCCACATCGTGGGTCAGATTGCCAATGGCAGTGATCTTCAGCATATTCAGTTCTCCTTTATTTGAGTGATTTTAGATTTGGATAAAAGTGCGGGTGGCCTGCTATCAGACCACCCGCAGGGGATACGATTTACTTGCTCCAGCTTTCGTTCTCGCCCAGCACGGCGGTGTGGGCGTTGGCAGCTTCCATGACGGCGTAATACGCCCAATGCTTACGGCTGACATCCGGGAAGGTGTTCAGCTTGCGGAGATTGTCCGCAATGTATGCCTCATCCGCTTCGCGGCCCAGCAGGCGGTTGACAATGGTGACCACCTCGGCGCGGTTGATCTCGCGCTCTGCATGGAAGGAGCCGTCCCCGTAGCCGTTGATCCAGCCGTGGAGCGCCGCATACTTGATGTACTCAGCCGCCCAATAGCCGGAGGAAACATCGTGGAAGCCGCTGAACTGCTCCATGATCTCCGCATCGCCGTCGCCGTACACATCAAAGAAACGGACAGCCATCGTGGTAAACTCAGCACGGGTAATGGCATCGTTGGGGGCAAAGATGGTCTTGCTCTTGCCGTAGGTAATGCCGTTGTTGCTCAGATACTTCACATAGCCGCTATACCACGCATGAGCCGGAATATCCGCAAATTTGGTATTTGCCGCTGTGGAAATGGTATCGCCGTTCTTCTCGGCAAGCAGACGGGCGAAGATGGCGGCGGCTTCGCTGCGGGTCATGCTGCGGCTGGGGCCGAAGGTGCCGTCCGTGTAGCCGACGATGTAAACGCCGTGGCGCTCGGTCTGCTCCACTTCGGGGACGGTCAGTTCGCCATTTTTGTCGGTCTTGCCTGCGGCAGACTGACCGAGATCACCCTTGACCGTAACATTTTTGCCCTGCTGGGGAGCCTTCTTGTGGTCGGTGACAATAACCGTCACCTGATGCTTGGCGTCCAGATCCGTGCCGTCCGGCAGCTTCACTGTGATATTGCCGGTCTTGCCGATGGACACCTCGCTGCCGGAGATGGGGCGCTTCGTGTCCGTGCGGATGACCTTGACGGTCAGCGTCCAGCGGTCGCCGTCCGCATCCTCATAGCCAGTAGTGACCTTGCCATCCTCGTTGGTCTTACCGCTGCCGGTGGGGACGGTGATCTGACCTGCCTTGTCGGTCTTACCGGAGGCGTAGTTGTCGTTCTTATCCGTGACAGAAATGCTCATATCGGAAACGGCACTCTTGTCCTTGACAAGCTGCACGGTCACGGTCGTCTGGTCGGCGTAGTCCAGCAGGCGGCTGTTCGGCAGACGGATGGAGATGGAATTATTCTTGTGGAGCGCGACAGCGGCGTTTGCCACGGGATTTTTGGTATCGGTATCGGTGATGGTCACAAGATAGCCGCCTACAACGGCTTCACCCTTGCTGTCCGTGGTGCCGCTGTTGTAGATCTTTTCAATGGGCTGTGTCTCCAGTTTTTCGCCACACATGGTACATTCCTTGTGCTTGCTGCCCTCAGAGTCGGTGGTCGGCTTCTTGTCGATGATCCAGTCGCCGGGTTTATGACCGGCAGGCTCGGTGTAATCGGTTTTGGTGGTATCGCCGCAGCGGGTGCAGGTGTTGGTGGTGTAACCCATCTCGGTGCAGGTGGGGGCGGTCACTTCGGACTTGTAATCATGTCCCAGCGCGTTTTTCAGCACCGCGCCGCACTTGGTACAGAGCTGCGGCTGGGTGCAGGTAGCGGTATCGCCGGGAACATGACCTGCCGCCTCATTACCCTCGATGCGATGATAGCCGCAGCGGGTGCAGCGGTATTCCATGACGCCCTCGCCGGTGCAGGTGGCGTTGGTGACGAGGGTTCCCTCATCCCAGCTATGACCGAGCGCATCGGTGTAGTCTGTGACGAAGCTGCTGCCGCAGCCGTCACAGCGGTGGATGGTCTTGCCGCCGTTTTCGCAGGTAGCGGCGATGACATGGGATTCGTAATTGTGAGGCAGCGCCGCCGTGATGTCCTCAATGTGACGATCCCCACAGGCGGAGCACTCGCGGACGGTATAACCGGGGCTGGTACAGGTGGCAGCCACGGTATAGACCTCATAGCTGTGTTCGCCCTTGGGCGTGGCGGTCTGCTTCATCTGTCCGCAGCGGGAGCACAGTTCCAGCAGCTTGCCATCCGTTTCGCAGGTGGCGTCGCGAATGACGATGCTCTGCCAGGCGTGACCGAGGGAGTCCACATAGTCGCGCTTTTCGATTTTGCCGCACTCCGTGCAGAGGTAGCGGTCATAACCGAGGGTGGTGCAGCCGGCCTTGGTGCTGTCCAGCAGAATATACTTGTGGTTTTCACCACAGCCCTTGTCGGTACAGCAATTTCCATTGCAATGCTTGTTCTGACAGCCGCAGTTTGGATTTCCGCAGCCGCAGGCGCAGGAGCCGTCATCCTTGGTGGATTCGTCACGGAGCCAGACTTTTGCCACGCCGTTCTCGGTCATCTCCACGCCCTTGTAGGTGTAGGTGATCTCGTAGTAGACCATGTACTGACCGGCTTCGGTGTAGTTGGGAGCCGAGGTCATGGTACAGCTGTCTGCGCTATTGCCATAGCGGATAGCGGTGCGGACGCCTGCTTCCGAGAGGTCACTGACCGTGATGGTGTGGGGCTTGCCGTCCACCACGCCGTAATAGTCTGCAATGACCGCCTTTGCCGCCGTGTAGTCATAGCGGGCGTAGTCGCACAGGCTGCATTTCTCTACCGTAGCAAAGCGTCCGTTTGCCGGCTGGGGCAGGACTTCCGTCACCATGCTGTGGCGCTCCAGCTTGCGGCTGACCGTATGATTGGTACCGTAGCAGAATGCGCAGTAGGTGCCGCCCTTGGTGGTGACAGTGTGATAGGTATCGTCCGTGTACTCGTAGGAAACGGTTTCGTCCAGTTCCTGCGTAAATGCGGCGGCACAGTCATACAGCCAGTAGACATTTTTCAGATAGCCGTACTCGCTTTTGCTCATGTTTGTGTTGATGCCGCCGCAGGTTTCGCAGACGGCTTTGGTGTAGTGATATCCGGTATAGGTGGCGTCCTTGCCGGGGATGCCGTCCATGGTATCACCCTTACCGACACCATCTACCATCGTGCCGTCCGAATATTTCACATTGCGGCTAAGTGCCGGCTGGCCATTGCGGGTATATTCGGGAACGCGGAACACCTCAAAAGATGTGGCTTTGCCGCACTCACCGCACTTGAAGGTTTCGCGGGTCACAACACTGTTGGCGTCCAGCTCATTGGTTCGACCGGATGCCTGCATCCAGTGCTCGGCAGGGTCGTGGTAGCTGTTCTGCTGGGCGGCAAAGGCGGTGGGGATCATGCCCACACACATGACCAGCGTCAGAAGCAGCGCCAGCGCTCTGCGGGAATAATGGTTCTTTTTCAGATTCATAGGTCCTCCTTATATTTTTTGTTTTTTATCCGCGTTGAAAACGATGTTCTTTTGACTATCGCCCCCTTTCCCGGCTGCAAAGCCGTTTTTGCAGATACTCGTTCCAATCCTTGCCGCAGCGCGGTTTCTCCACGGTAACGGCATACCCCTGTAACTGATACTTTTCCTGTAATTGCTGGGCGGCTTTCTGCCCAGGCTCGTCCGCGTCCAGACACAGCGCAATACGGCGGATCTCCGGATGCGCCTGCAAATAGGTCTGCAGTGCGCCGTCATAGAGTCCGCACAGAGCAACGGCGTTGGTTGTGTCTCTGTGGAGCGTGAGGTAACTCATCAGATCGATGGGTGCCTCAAAGACAAGCACCAGATCTGAGCGCGGATCGTGCGGGAGGGAGAATCCTGTGTTTTTGTCGCTGCCGGGAGCGTCTCCCTTGAAGCCGGGACCGTTCAGATCATAGGTGCCGCGCAGTCCCGCGTACTTTGCCTGTCCGGATTCATCCCTGCCGACGAAGACGCAGTTATGATGTACCGCATCCTCATACAGCAGACCGGCATTCAGAAACTGCCGGATCACCTGGGCTGCGATGCCCCGCTTGCGAAGATAGGCGAAAACCCTGTTGTCATCCGCATTGCGAGTCGGCAGGGAAAATTCCTGTTTCTGGCTGATCGGCTTTGGCTGCGGAACGGGCGCGTCTCTGGCTTTCCCATGGAAGGTCAGAAGGTACTCCACCGCTTCCGGAAAGGATTTTCCGCAAAACTGCTGGAGAAAGGTAATGGCATCCCCGCCGGTATTCTGGGAATACCGGAACCAGGTACGCCGGTCCTTGATCCGCAGGCTGTCCATCTCCGCGGTAGTATGGAAGCGTCCCACGCGCTTCACCTGATAGCCGAGGTGGGAGAGCAGCTCCGGCAGGTCCGTTTCTCTGGCGATCTGCATTTCTGTGTCTGTGAAGCGATTTCTGATCTCGCTTGCCAT